GCACTTCGCGGTCACATATCGGGCAGCGCTCGATACCTTCCGGCGGCCAGGTGCCGCCCCCGAACATCGACATATCTACTCCGGATCGCTGATCTCAACGATAGCTACGCCAGCATTTCTTAATGCCGCAATAGCTGCAGCAGGATTACCAAATAACCCTACTAATTGCGCCTCGCCTTCACTGCCATAATAAGTAAGTTGCCCCGTAGTACCCAACGTGAAATACACGGGTGCTTCCGTACTGACAACGGCTTGATGTGCGGGGTTATAGAGAAACATGTGCTTAGACCGGCTGCGTTGGGGAAACGCCGGTCACCTTGCCGAACCAGTCCGGCCGGTAGGTGGCTACTGTGAGCCGCTCCTCCGCCAAGATGGCGACCTTGTTAGAAGTGAAGTAATCCGCGTGCTGATCGCCGATACGAATGGTGATTCCCTCACGATCGAACAGCTGCGCACCCATCTTCCACGCGCCGACGTCCATGGTTCCCTGCGGAACCTGCCGGCTGCGCACCGTAGTAAGGCCCCACAGGCTAAGGTTGTCAGAGAAGCCAAACGGGTTCACATCGTAATGGTTGTCGCCGGTGGCCCGCCGGGAAATAATGGACCAAAAGTCCTGCGGATTCATCGCAACACCATCGGCCACACCGTCGACATTCTCAATCCTGCCGCACATGGTCGCTACAGCGGTCATCGCGTCGTTGGTGGCGGCGATAGAAGTCTGGTTGGTGGCGTAGGTGAAGATACCCTTCAACTGCGGCGTGGTGCCGGTGCCGTTGAGGAGCTGTGCTTCCTCGCGCACCCGGAGCATGTACGCCAGCCGAGCGTCAATGTAGCTGCGCAGGGTCGGGGCGTCCTGCAGGATCTCGTACGTGGCCGAGAGCCACGCCGCGATCTTCTGGACCAGCGCCGTATCCGGCAGGAAGTTCATCGTGACTTCCTGCTTCAGCGTGCCCGCGTTGACCATCTGCGCGCCGCTGGCACCGGTCGGATCAGGCGAATTCTCCCGGATATAGGGGATCGCCTCAAGGGTGGTGCTGCCGCCGGAGATCAGGTCACGAACGAACAGCCGCAGCCGGTCGATCGCCTGCGTGGGCAGGAACGGCGAGCCGCGGGGAACGAACAGGCCGGGGCCGGTCGTCTGATCCACCGGCAGGCCGATAGGCGGGTAAATGTCTCGGGTCTCGCGCAGATCGTCGAGATTGACCGAGTAGGTGTTGAGCCGATTCTTCGCGAAGTTCTCATACCCTTCGCCGGTGGTGACGGCTTCACCTAGCGTGCGGGGCGCCGAGCGCTGCTGGTTGCCCGTAGCGGTCTGAGGGCCGTTGCCGCCCTGGCCGGCCTGCGGGGCGAGCCGCTGCAGAACCTCATAGACAGCCCGCTTCTCCGCAAGGGTGTACTCGCGGTCGGCGATCTCGACGTCGGCGGTGGCCGCGCGCAGATCGGCGGCGTAGGTGTCGCCCTGCTTGTCCGCAGGCTTGACGCGCAGCTCGCGCCACTTGTCGCCGGCCGCGGTGGCCCTATCGAACAGCTCTTTAAGCGGGGGTGGGGTGGTTGTGGTCGCGTCCGACATGGCGTTCTCCTTTCAGGACGCAAACGGATACTCACGTTTGCGGTCTGTGGAGCAATCGGCCACACGGTACCGCTGGTGCGAGTCTAGACCATACGTTGAGACTCGCACCAGCAGCGGGCTACTCAGGCGCGGCGGTCCAGACCCACGGAGCCGTAATGTCCCCCACCTTGGTGTAGGTACCGAGCACTGTCCCGGTGCTATCCGGATGATCAAACCAGGTGATGTCGGGGGATACCCGCGCCCACTGACCGTCGAGCGGGCCACCGGATAGCTGTATGTCGATCATCATTCACCTGCCAATGCGCGCGAGATTCCCTCAGACAACGAGACCTTAGGCCCGTAGAAAGTATTGAGCTTGGTGGGGTCGCCCACCCGATTAACAACACCCGTAGGTCGCGCGGTCAGGTGCCGGAATTCGGGGTGATAACCGGCGATATTGGTCACCGTGGCGGCAAGTTCATCGAACCGCATGGGGATACCGGTGCAGAGATTGATCGGACCGTTTACGTCCTGCGCAACGGCGGCCATCACAGCGGCCACGATGTCATCTATATGTATCCAGTCGCGCGCCTGCTGGCCATCCCCCCAAATATCGAAAGGGTCAGATCTGCGTAACGCTCGATCGATGAATGCCGGAAAGGGATAGCTAGTGTGCTGATCCGTTCCGTATCCGGAGAATGGCCGGAATACCTGTACCCGTAGACCCTCGTCCTCGGCGTGCCGAGCCAGCATCTCGCCGGTCAGTTTGGCCCAGCCATACGTGTGGTCAGGTATGCCGAATCCGTATGTATCCGCTCGCAGATCCATATCGGATTCGGCCAGCCGAACCTGGTGAGCGGCATCCTGTAGGTATATGGGGTAGGCGGCCGAACTGCTGAAATAGAGGACGCGTCCGGGGTTGGTACGCAGCGCCCAACGGAACATGTCGGAGTCGATAGCGAGGTTCTGCGCAACGGCCAGAGGGTCGCCCTCGATGGTGGCTCGACCGCCCACGACCGCTGCGAGATGAATCACCAGATCGTAATGCTCATGGTTGTAGCGGAAGAAATCCCGGCAGTCGGTCGGTACCTCCGGGTCAAAGATGTCCACCCGTCGGATGTCGTGGCCGTCCTTAGTCAACTGTTCGTCGAAATGGCGGCCCACGAAGCCGGCCGATCCGGTGAGCAAAACCCTACTCATGCGAATATCCAAATTCCGTATTTGTAGGGTTCCCCATAGGCTGTGGAATCCACTGTGGAAAAGCTGATTGGCGTAAATCCGGCCATGTCCGCGAGTAGCTCAACGTACTCCCGGTTCCATGACCAGTAGTGTTCTTGGTTGGTATCCCCCCACGCCTCGATCGGTGTGGACAGTAAGAGTCTGTTAGTCACAGTGCGTATGTTGTCCAATAGATCTTGCGGGTGGTAAACATGCTCTATCGTCTCTGAGCACACAAAGATATCGGTAAAGGGGCACTCGTTGATGGTTTTGTCGATCGGCCCGCAATAGTCATAGCCGGGGGCGATATCACCGTAGTAACGATCCGTCACATCAAGCGCGGCAAGTATGGCACCGTTGCCACACGATAGATCAGTGCCGACCAGATCCTTCGTATGGGGGACCTTATCCACCGTATAGGTCGCTCCCGCAATAGTCAGGTTGCCGAGTCGGATGGTCTCTTGCACCCGCTCCTCATGACCCCGCCCGTACAAGCGATGATCGTGGGGGGTGGTGTAGAACGCGGCGTTACGCTCCATGAACTGTTCGTAGGAACCCCGCCGCTGCGTCGGTTTAACGATCGCCGCGCCCTCAATCATAGGGTGGCCGCCCGCGTCACCGTGAGGTCATAACCGCGCTGCTCGATCGCCGGTATGACCTCGGGATAGTGACGACCCAGCACATCATGCCGGACGTAGGTCGGGATGCCGAGCAGCCTAATCGCGTCGGTATGCAGGCACGGGTCATCTGACATGCCTTCTTCCAGCGACCAGCGCCAGCGCAGCCGAGTGAACAGATCACGCCGCAACATGATGAACGCCGCGCTGGCCATGTGCTCGCGGACGTCGGCTCCCTCAGGGCGGTGTGGCCCGAACGGAATAAGCGGCCCGTCCAGACAGTAGGTCGGGATGTGGCCGCCCACAAGTGGCCAGTCCAACTCGATCAGCTTAGGGATGGCATCGGCTGCCGGCATGCAGTCCGCCGCCATAAACAGTAGATGCGTCACGTCCGGCCGAGAGCAAGCATAATCCGTGACGAGGTTCTGACCCATGGTAATATGCCGTAGCCGATTGCTGGTGGTGACTTCAGTACGGCCGTCATCAAGCGTAAACATAAAGAAAGGCTCTTGACCGGGCAGCGCCAATTCTTCCAACACGGCGATCAGATCAGCGAACGGCGCCCGGCCGAGAGCGTCCAACTCAATGGCGGCGAAGAACTCCACCGGCTCGTCCGTGCTCTCGCGCATCGCCTGCGCGTTAGCCATCCAGGAACTCCACAGCTCGGGACGGCCCATCGCGAACCGGCACAGTGTGGTGCCTACCAGAATCGTCATCGTTTGCATCCTCTCCGCCACCAGTGGCGGCGCTTGGTTTCTTCTCTCGGTGTGGTGTACGTATCGGTCACGTCGGTCAGCGTGGCCGTCACATCGTAGGTGTCCGGGATGTTCGCCTCACCGGGCGTATGCAGACATTGCATCGCGATGTAAATGGTGTGCCCTTCCCCCGGCTTTATGGCGTAACCATCGGCGAGATAGTTACCTACTGCCGATTCCACCGCGTGGTTAAACATCGCCTCGGCCAGTATGTCGCCGTAAGGCTGGTCAGTGTGCGACTCACCCACATATTCGGTCATCACAGGGTACCGGGCATGATCGAGCTACCGGTCTGCGTGGCAATCTCGTCAATGACGCCGCGGTGAACGTCATCGGCCGGCTTATTGGTTTTAGCGGCTATCTCGGTAATGCCGCTGACGTAACGCTGTAGCTGCGTTTCAAAACCGGCAATGCCGTCCTCGATCAGCTCGCGCTCAATGTCAGTCACTGACATATCACTGAGATAGCGCAGCCGCTTGCCGTCACGCCCGTATCCGGGGTGCTTCCTCTTCTCTGCGTACACCACTGCTGACTCCCGCCTGTTTACGGTTGCGCACGGCCTGCTCCCACGCCTCGGCGTAGCGCCATGCGTTCCCCTCGATTGTCAGGTGATCGTACACCGCAGCCCGGCCAGCCGCGCTCAGCTCGCGGCGTTCGGACTCCGACGTCAGCAGTCGCCGAATGTGGGCGCACCACGCCCGGGGAGTGTCAGCCAGCAAACCGATTCCGTAGTCGGTACGTATCCGGGTATTGTCCGGCGTGGGGGACACGATCGGCACCACACCGAGTGCGGCATACTCCATCATCTTCAGTGCCGACTTTGCCCGGTTAAACGCCGATTCCACCAGCGGCACCAGGCCGATATCGAGCTTCGCCAACGCTTCCGGATAGCCCTTGCGTAGGTAGTCCGGGTCACTCACCCAGTCCGTCAACCGACGGCGGGAAGGATCAATCTTCAGTGCCCGGCACACCATCTCATCGCCGATCGCGTGAAACACCCCACCGGCGCGGGCTAGCGTGGCATCAAGCCGCGGGCCGAGCTCAAATAGGTCATCGGGGTGCACGCTCATACTGCCCGCCCACCCCACCGTGTGACCGTCCCCCGCATGCGGGATATCGCGCCACAGCCCGGAGATGTAGTTCGGGATGACTACGTGATGATCACGTGCGTATCGCTGCCCCACGGCCGGCGTTGTGCACGTCACCAGGTCGGCAACCGCGGCCGCCTTCTTCAGCCACTGCACGTTATAGTCAGCGCTGCGCCGCTGGTGGGTATTGTGAAACGCCATGTTTCGGCCGCTGATCGCGGTGAAATCATCGTCCAACTCCACCACCACGGCCACACCGTGAGCCTGGCACTGCGGTATCAGAACCTCCGCACTGTGCCGAGCTACCGGGCGCTGAATCACCACCACATCCGGAGGCTGCTCCTCCACCCAGACACCGAGCCCATTACGCACCGCGCCGCCCCACACCCGGCCGTCAAACACCTCAATATCAAGATCCGTGGTCTCTTTCAGCACCCGCACCGGCTCGTTAACGCGATAGAAGGCGCACGCGGAAGCATCAGCCGGCCGGAGCCGTACTTTCACCGCCGCGCCCGGCTCATGTCCACCGCGTCCGCCTCCGCGAGCGCAGCGGCCACGTCAGCGGGAACGATCGCTTCCTCAGCAACACCGGCCGGTGGTTCATCGATCACGCCGGTACTCACGGTCTCCTGCTGACCACCGAGCAGATCTATCGCGGCCAGTGCATCATCGTGGGTGATCTCGCCGGACCGGACCCGCTGCGCGAGCGCGATCACATCATCAAACGCGATACCGCCGCGGGCCGAGCGCACCGAACCGGCCATGACTTGCGCCCCGGGCACTGCGCCGCGCAGCACCAAACTCACCTCATCGAGGTCAGCGCGGGTAATCGTGGTCGTGCCGTCGTCAGCCGTGGGGTCAGCGCCCTTGCGCAGGATGCCGACCGAGACGTCGGTGAGCGTGCCGCTATGCAGCTGATAGAGCGCCTGCCGAGCACGCGGCACGTAGTCGCCATCATCAAGCCGGAAATGCGCATAGGGACCGTCGGCGCGATCCTGATAGTCATCCATCCGACCGATCGGATCTGACCAGTCATGTCCCCACGCCAGCACCGGCTTGTGCGCGCGCACCGAGTCGTCGAACACCCCGGGCGCCCATCGCGTATTGAACGAGTCGGCGGGCCCGTAGCTCACCAGTTTGGCCCAGAACCCATGCTCGTCCGGGTCTATCTCGGTGATAGCGGCCGAGCGCGTCTCTCGAGATCCGGCCGCCTTGTTGTCCCACGGTGCCTTGATCGTGGGGTCGCTGAACTTGACGCGCGCCGCCGCGTAGTAGCCGGCCAGCGTCGAGCGCGCGGATGCCTTGGCGGCGTCGGTGGCGTCCACCCCACCGCGAGCGCCCTGCAACGCACCGGCGGCCGCCGTTACGCCGGACCACACCGCGGTAAGGGCACCGTTGATGACGTCGGCGAATGGAAGCTTGTAGCTCCCCTGCGTCTTGCCGTCCCCCTTGATGGCGAACGCCTGGCCGTACTTGCTGAAGTTGATCGAGTCGCCGGACGTGGCCCACGCCGCGACCCGCTTGGTGGCGGCGCTGGCGTCCCATGCCCGCGCGCGGTCAGACAGCGGCAGCGCCATCGGAACCCCCTTGGATGAGTCGGAACAGCGCGCGCGCTTCGTGCGGCTGCAGTTGGGTCGAGCGTAGAGCGTGCCCGCGTGCTGTCATCTCTTCCGGCGTCAGGTAGCCGATGGTGCACCGGCAGTTGACGACTTCGCCGGCCGGTGCGATCGGATCGCCGGGGTAGGTCATCGGCGCACCGCCCACAATGAACGCCTCATGCATCGCTCTGACCTGACCGTCCGCCACCCGATGGTCCTCACGGGTGCGGGCGTCGCGGGTAGCGATCCATTCTTTGCCGCCCACCACGTCCGGGCCATAGTCGCGCACGACCGCATCACTCGCGCCGTTGTAGGCCGAGATCACCTCGGTGCGCGCGATCGTGCGCGCGCGGCTGTCGCTGGCCACCTGGAAGGTGTGCCGTATGCGCTTGGCGAGCTGCGAAATGGACTCTCCGGCCTGCGCGCCCTCGGTAAGTTGCTCGCGGATCTGCTTGTACGTGGTAGCGGTGATCTCCTGAGCGAACGTGCGGGCCCGTTCAGCGATGAACTGGGCCACCCGCGGAGCGCGCAAGCTGAATACCTGGCCCAGCTTGTCTGCCGCGGTGGTACCGGCGATCGTGGCCACCGCGCGATAGAGCCCGGCCGCCATCTTCGCGGTCTCGTCCTGCCAGTGATCGCTGGTGTATATCGCCTCCGCCGCGGGCGCCGACTCGCTCGATGCCGCAGCGGCGCGAGTGGTGGACTGTCGGCCCCGTTTACCTTCCAGCCGGCTCAACGTGGCGTCCCGCTGCTTGGCGAACAGTGCCCGGACCTCGGTCTCCCACATCACCTCAAGCGCCGATGTGCGCATGTCGGTGTCATGCCAGGCCTTGGTACGGCGCTGCTCGAACACCTCACTGACCGGCATCGCGAACGTCTCGTCACCGGACTTGGCGTGCGGCGTGCCGGGCCAGATGCCCATCACCTCATGGAACCAACTAGCCGCGGTGCGCTTGGCGAAATCGGGGTCCTTGATGTATTTCAGCAGGTGGTGATAGAGCGCAGTCCAGGGATGCGGATCGTTCCGCCATTTCGCCAGACCGGGCCCCGCCGTCCAATACTTGTGCAACCGCTCGGTGGCGGCCACATCGCCGGGCGTGACTTCCTTCCCGACCACCCGCAGTTCGTCAAGCTCTTCCCGGCCGGCCGCAAGAGGTTCACCCTGACCGGAGAGGTCCACGCTAATGCGTTTAGGTGTTGGACCGGCACCGGATGTGGCTAGTTCCTTCTGGGCTACAGCCGCCTCGTTGGGATCAATCGGGGTACCCATCTGATCGCGCGGGATGCCGACCTCATCGGCCACCCATTCGGCGTTGGCAATACCGCGGTCAAACAGATCGGTGATCGGAACAGCTATCCATTGCTGTTCTTTAATCAGCGCGTCCACATCGGACGTGTCGAACCAGCAGACGTCGGAACCGAACCGCGGCGCTAACAGCATATTGATCTCGTCTGCAAAGTCGGAAGCATCGGGTATAACGGTCTCGCGGTGCCAGTTGATGTCCTCTTGCTGCGCATTACTGAAAGTGCGCCCGGACGCATCGCCGATCTTAGACATCGGCGTGCCGAACGCCGCGCAGATCCGATCAGCTACGTCCCGCTGGCGTTCCAGTGCCTGCTGGTCGCGCTGAGAGAGACCGAGCACCTTCACGTCCCAAGCCGGAATGCGGTTGCCGGTGGCGTCCAATGGGGACGGTGTGTCGGAGTAGGCGAATGCGGTCTTACCGGCCTGGTCTACACCCTGGAAGTTGCCGGAGAACTGACGTTCAAACCCTTCGCGCTCCGTGTCATCGCTGATAAAGGGCCCCACCACCATGGCCGCGGGCACGCCGCCGTTACGCAGGAATGCATAGTCATAGCGGTTCTGCATGATGTGGGTGGACACGTCGAGCCGAGCGGCCTGTAACGGTGACTCCGGCTCGCGCCAATCATTAGCGCTCGGTGTCCATGCGTAGTACACCGTGTCGGCGGGCATCTCGCGCCACTGCCCGGACGTGTCGGTCCAGATGTAGGAACCGAAATAGCGGGCACCACTGAGCACGGGGACCGGCTTTACACGTGGTGCCGGCAGCGGCCACAGGCCCACGATGGAGCCGTCGGGGGTGAGGTCATATTCCCACGCGAGCCGACCGCACACCATGCGCTGCGCGATCGACCAGGCAATCAGCTTCTTAGCCGATGTGGTGACGTTGGGGCCGCCGGGTGGCTCACTGAATAGCTTGGCAAATACGCCATCGGTGCGGTAGTCCTGTGGCTTGCCGGGGTCAGCGCCGACCCGGATAGGCATGCGCGCGATAGCTTTTGCGGTGACTTGTACGCAGCGATAGACAAATATGTTGGCGTAATAGCCACGCTCAATGGCCGTTTCAGAATTCCATACCGGCTCCATCGGCATATGCGGGGTAACGAATGTGCGTGGTTGGGTAGCGTATCGAGGGTCACGTTGCTCACGCGGAGAATTCTGCAGAATAACAGCAGTATGCCGGCGGTCCCTGATCTGGAAATCAGCCACTGATCCCGCCCCAACCCTTGACCCGTTATTGAGGGTGATGGTAGCGCACGCGCGCGCCAAACGATCTGACATCATGTAGCCGGCCCGGCCGGACCCATGCAGTTGCCGGGCCGACAACCACCGGACGGTATCCACAACCGGCCGTGTCTGGACCGTAACACGCAGCTACGCCGAGCTGCGGAACCTGCCGCCGCCCACACGCTCGCTGAAATTCTGCGCCAACACGGTAGCCGCCCACACCCCCGCATCCATCCGGTCCGGTGAGTCCTCAGCATCGATGCCCGGCACCCAGGTAGTGAACTGGTCCTCGTATTTGGGCAGCGCACCGACGTGGTGAAAGCGCCCCTGCTCGTACAGCGCTGCGATCGGCTCTGCCCGGGCGCGCTTCCCGCGACTGGCATGCACCGCAACAATGCGTGGCTCGGGCAGGTCAGGCAGTAACCCCTTCGCTCGCATCGCGCGCCAGGTGGTCACGAGGGTTTGCCGCACCATGTCTCCGCCCTGGTTGGACTCGTACACGAGGGCGTCGGCCTCCCATTCCACGTAGGCGTTAATCGCCTCGCGTGCCCACGCATCGGGGGAGTATTTACCGCTGCAGTCCTCTAGCGCATAGAGATCCTCATGCAGAGAACCGACTACCAGAATGCCGGTCTCGTCCGAATCCTTGGTGTTGGTAGTTGCCGGGTCCACCGCGACCACCACGTGATCCAGCCCGGCGTCCGGCAGGTGTTTGACGCGGGCGGCGTCGATCATCGCCATGGTGACCAGCGCGCCCGGTGTGTCGAGCAGTAGCTCGGCGTACAGCTCCTGTCGGCCGAGCCGGGTCCCGGAGTACCGGCGGCGGAACGTGGCCATGGTGGAGGCCGCTAGGTTGGCCTCGTTGTCGAACGTGGCGCCGCGGGTGACGTGCACATCATCGCCCTCGCGCTCGACCAACTCGCGAATCAGCTTGGTGTTACGCGGCGTTCCGGTCACTATGGCCCGTGGTTTGCGGCCGAGCCGGAGCCCGAACGTGACCTGATCCCACGCGTCGGCATAACGCCAACTGCCCAGCTCGTCAGCCCACGCGCGGTGGTGCTGCGGTCCGCGCAGGCGCTCGGGCTCATCGGCGGAGAAACACTTATAGCGGGTGCCGTTGGTAAGGAACAGCTCTCCCAGGGATCGGTTCCACCCGTTGACCGCGCGCAGCGCTCCGTAGCGCTCCAGCACGGCGAGAATGCCGGAGTCGCCCTCAACCATGGTGTCCCGCGCATCGGTGAAGGTAGGGCCGATGAGGGCGCAGCGAACGCCAGGGCTGCCGACCCCGTACCTG